AGAGGTACTCCTCTGTCATCTGTAAATCCAGCGATATCAATTAACGCTGTTTCTAAAGATGTTTCAGATAAGTCAGCCATAGTTGCTGGTCTGTTGGAACCAGTGCTACCGTTTTGTAATGGGTGCGCATTAGATACTAATGGTTGTCCATCACCGCCTTTAAAGTCTGTACTAAAAGCGTTGTTATAAACGTTAGCAGCTGTTAACTGCTTTGCAGAAGCCATAGCTCTCGCTAATGCTTTGGTTAGTCTGGTTGACAACTTATCGTATAAGTTATCTTCCATAGCTTCCTCAGTTAATGAGAATGCTAATGCAACAGTTTTGTGAGTGTATCGTGATACGAAGCCTTCACCTGTTTCTGCGTAAGAGACTGGTGCGCCTTCAAATTTCTCACCTGCTGTTCCAAAGCCTGGGAAGAGTACTTCTTCTTCAAATGCTCTGTTTGATGTTTCCTCATCGAACAAGACGGCATGCTCATTTTCGTATCTGTTATATTCAGTACCGAAAATAGCATTAAGACCTGGCTCAAGTTCTTTGAGGATCTGTGCTCTAGTTATAGCCATAGTTTATCCTCCTATATACCTGCTACGCCAGTGCCACCATTGCCAAACTGATGAGTATTAATTTTCACCAAAATGTCCATAGTGGTTCCTGCAGATGTGAAGCTGTCATCAATTTCAGCACTACCTAATACTTGTAATGGGAAACCTGCGTTTCCTGTAGCAACTGTTGATGAATCAGCAACAAGACCTGATTTATGTGTGATTGCATCACCTGTTGGTGAAGCAACGATCTGTACATTATTACCTACATTAGTAGCTGCTATTGCAGATGATGCCTGATCCGCTTGAATCTTAAAGATTACATCGGGGTCATCATATACATAACACTTGTACTTCTCTTTGGCTACAGTGCCATTAGGAATACTTCTGACAAACTTAACTTCACCAGTTGAGTTGTCTTGGTATTCTGCACCCCAGAAAACACCTACGACTGCGCCTGGACTTGCAGCTCCCATATCTGTTACGATATTACCTGAGCTTAGAGTCACGAGATCACCTTCGAAGAATGCAGTTGGAGCAGTAGTGGCGATTCTATAACCATTTTGACCGACAAAATTGTTAGTTCTAACAATTCCACCTTTCGCATGTTTTACTGGACTTAATCCAAAACCTGCCATGTTTACCTCCGTTTGTTAGTGTTATGCAAAGCTAGAGGCAAATAAATTAATCCTCGAACTTTGCTTCTTTTCCTCCGCCTACTGAGACTGAGGACTGTTCGTCTTGGCTTATAGGTGCAACAGCGCTATTGTTTTTCTGCAACTCAGAGTTGACCGCTCCCTCTGCAGCTTTGGTCTTGTTAGAGAAGTAATCGTTTCTTTGGTCTGCAATTTCTTGGTCAACCTTCATTAGAATCAAATCACCTGATCTAACAGTTCCCGCATGTTTACCTGTGTCTAAAACATCCGCTTGCCAGCCAACGCCAAGCTCTTCTGGTTTAACTGGTTCGTATCCTTGACGGCTTCTTTCGTGAACATTACCTGAGTGATCCTCACCTAATAGTTCATTTCGAACCCATCTATAATGTACACCATCAGGAGCTTTTGGAGTTTCCAATCGACTTGGTGGTGCCCATGTTTTCTTGCGAGTACCCGATGCTCGCGTCTTTCGAGTTGTCTTAGTAGCCTGTGTCATTCATCTACTCCTTATCCCGCAGCTTGATCTCTGCGCATTTTTTGTTTCGCGTATTCTTGTAAAGATACTCCTAATTTATTAGCAGTCTCTACTTCTGATTTAGTCAATGTGACTTTTTGTTTGCCACTTGGGGAAGTACGCGTTCCCCCCGCAACTACCTGTACTTTTTTCGCTGACTTTTCTGCTTTAAATTTTTCAGGAAACTCATTTCTGATTCTAGCATCTAATTCACTATAGTACTCATCAGGATCAGCGTCAGGATAAACTCCTTCTTCTATTAACTCCTTATGTATTACCATAGCAGCTTGAGTCATAATCTTTTGGCTTTGGTCATTACCACCAAACCAAGAGTTTCTTTTTTGCCATTGAATAGCTCTTCTATCTGGAACAGTAGCTTTTTCTTCTGGCTTACTAGCAGTTTCTTCAGCAGAAACTTTTTTAGTTGTGGAAGTTTTACTAGCTCTTTGTTCGTATTGCTTTACAATTAAGGCTTCAGCTTTTACAGAAGCTAATTTATCTGTTGCTTCTATTTCTTTGTCTACATCACCTTGTGCTTTAGCATCTTTTAAAGTAGCTAATATTTCTTTCTCTTGAGCTTTTAGTCTATTACCATATTGCTTTACAGCTTCAAGTTCAGACTCAGCGGTTCTACCAGCTAGTTCTTCACGCTCTTCTTGAAACTTTTGTTTTTCTTTTTCAAGTGCATCAAGCTTTTCTTGTAGTTCTTTACGCTGTTTTACTAAACGCTTTATGCGTTTTTCAGCTCGTTTGCCATATACTTTTTTATCATCAGATTCTTCTTCTTCAGATTCAGGTTCCGTAGAGTCTTCTTCCTTTTCAGGCTCTTCATCTAACTCTTCTTCTTCCTTTTCTGTTTCGGGAGTTTCTGGTTCTGGAGCTGGCTGCTCTTCAGATGGGCTTTCTGTGTGCCCCTCTTCATCAATCTCAACTTCTATTTCTTCGTTAAGATCTTCTTCTTTTTTTGGGTCTTCTATCATTTATACCTCCGTCAGTTGCGAACTGCGTTTCACGCTATGTGCAATATAATACCACATTTTGTGGTCATATTGCAAGTACTTATCTATGCTTTATTTTATCTGGTTCAGGAACTATAGCAACGACTTCATCATCATTTATGACAGAATAATCTTCATTCTCATATTTAAATTTAAGTCCTACATACTTACCTGTTAAAACATAGTCTCCTACTTTACACCATGTGGTAGATGATTTGTCCATATCTTTATAACATTCTGGACCCATATCTACTACTTGTGATACCACACATGCAAATTTGGCTAGTTCTCTAGTCTGATCCGACAAAAGTATTCCGCCTGATGTAGCTGCTGGTGGTTCCCAAGGTTTAAGTAACATACGATAACCTTGTGGTTTTGGTAGTTTATTCATCTGTTCCTCCTGCAATATCTTTGTATAATTGCTTATACTCAGTTTCTAATCTATCAGACATATCGTTTAATGTCTGACCTATGCCAACTAAAAATTTATAGCCAGCATAGTCATCAGTACTACCACTTAGTAGTTGCTGATTATTGGCTTGTATTGCTTCAGCCAAAACTTTCTGCATACGTTCTTTGTATACTTTAACTTGATCTAACATTTATTCTCCTGTAAAAGGGGGCACCTTTATAGCACCCCCGAAAGTGAGATTACTTAATGTCGATAATCTTTTCCCTTTTTTCTTCAGGAATTATCTTCTTAAGTTTAACACAAAGTAATCCATCTTGCAACCCTGCATCTTCTACTACAAAGTCATCAGCTAATTCAAACTTTTTAGTAAAGTTCTTTTCAGATATTCCTTTATGTAGAAGTTCTTTTGAGTCTTGCTTATCTTTCTTTTTACCTGTAATTGTTAAAGTATTTTCTGCATACTTAACTTTTACATCATCTTTGGTAAAACCAGCGATAGCCATTTCGATCTCATAGTTTTCAGAGTCTACTTTTTTTATGTTGTATGGTGGGAATGATGTGTACTCGAATGAGTTCATCCTCTTGAATATATCATCAAATCCTATCCAAAACGGATTGTATTGTTCTAAGCTTGTCATAATATACCTCCTTTGCAAGCGAAGTTTATCAGCTCCTTACGGCAGCTATAGTTATTATATAGTAACTATTTCTTAGATGTCAACCCCGTTAAGGGATTATTTAAAGCTTTATCTATTTTAGTATCTAGGCCTTCTTCAAGTAACTTCATTTCATCTAAAAGTTCTCTAGCGTCTTCTTTCTGCCTATCTTCTACGTCATTCACAATCTCAGTTATGTGTCGTATGTCTCCGTTCATCTGACGTAAATCAGCTTTCATATCTGAACGCATATCACGAGCTACATCTGATATTATGGTTATTTCTTGAAGTATCATATCTATCTCTGATTTTAATACTGCCATACCCTCATCATATTGCGAGAGGTCTGGCTCGGTATACAGAGTTATCTTCTCCTTCATATCAAGGTAATCCTGATAAAAAGTAAAACCAGTCCATGCAGCACCACCTAGTGCAGATAAAAGAGTAAGGATAGCAAACACCTTTCCTCCAGATACCTTCATTCCGCTATATTCAATACTGGGCATTTATTATATCCTCCATTATTTGTCCTTGTTCTGCTATAAATAGATCACCATATTGATCATCTATTGTTTTATTTAAGTACTCATTAACATTTGTATCTTGTATTGTTGACTGAGTATCAAAAAATGTTTTAGTATTTCCTAGTATTTGCATTACAATTAAAGTTTTCATTTGATTAGATTCATCATATCTTGCTTTATCATCCATCTTTTTTACTATTTTAGTTGCAGCTTTTTCTTTTGCACTAGGTTCTTTTACAGGTTCTTTGGGTTCTTCAACTTCTTCCTGTTGTATATCTTCTTGCTCGGTACTATCCTCAACTTCCATAACGGGTTCTTCAGTAGTTTCGCTATCGGGTTCGGTTGTTTCTTCTTCTGTTGGTTGTTCATCTACTGTCTCTTCTAATTGTGCTACTTCCATTTCCATCTCCATCTCTATTTCCATTTCAGCTTCTACTTCTATATTAGCTACTTCTGGTTCAGGGATGTCTATTTCAAACTCTTGTATTTCTAACTCTACAGTTTCATACGATACTTCTTCTTGTTGTGGTTCAATAGGAACAAATTCTATTTCACCTGCGTCATCTAAACTAATATCGTTATATTCAAATACTTCTTCTACAAACTCTATCTCTACAGGATCAAATATATTTAAATAATATATTTCTTCTACTGTTGTTATCTGCTGTGTAATAATTGTATTTATAACATTATAAAATACATTAACAGTTACATCATCAAATAAAGGTCCAATACCAAGATTAATATCTCGCCCACCTACTTCAACAGTTATTCTATTTAAAACACCACTGAAATCAAAAGACCCACTGTATGACTGGTAACCTGATGCAATTCCAGATTCAGACAAAATATCAGTTCCTTGAAAAACTGTGTTAGATCCATTACGCCCTGTGATGTGCATGTATATTCTATCTTGAGCATCTCGTTTATCTACTTCTATTGTATATCTTACCTCACCACCTTTATCTATTTCTAAATCAGAAATATTAATATTATTAATTATAAAGGTTGTACCCATACCTGGCACACCCATTGTCGAGGTGCTATTACCAGACCCAGTAATTTGTGCGCATCTATCTGCTCCTAGCTCACCACATGTATTACCAGTTGGCATAGATGCAGGACCTTGCCCACCCCAATCTGTTCGCATATCACCATCATCTTGAGTACCTACATAACCATTTGAGCTATCTAAAATATTACCTGAGTCTTCGTTAGTAACAGTTGTAGTAGTAGTTGTAGTGGTGGTCGTAGTAGTGGTTACTATTTCTGTGCCCTTGTCCTCTTCAGTAACAACAACATTTTCTTCTTCTGTAATCGTTACACCTGGAGTACAAAGACCTGAAAAGTTTTTACCTGTTGTGTCAGGTAAACAATCCGCCTTAGAATAAGAGTAACAAAGAAAGAGCCATAAGACCAAAATTCTTAAGAGCATCATTATCTCCTTCTGGTTGTTCTTCTACTCTTGCTTCAATATAATCTGCTTTGTATTTACTACCATTTGGAATTTCATCTGCATTATCTAACCAGGCTTGTTGCGCTTCGGCACCGATCATACCATTATATGGACACGGGGTTCCTGCATCAGTCATTGCATCAAACACTCGTGGATCTTGACATAAGACTGATACTGCTGCAACTTTCATTCCCATTGAGTATAAAGAACGAGATAGTTTTAAACTTTGACAAAGTTCATCGTCTACTAATATTCCTGTAGCTAAACCTAATACGTTATTTTGTACACTTCCTCCAACACCCACCTTACATATATCACTATTAGAATTTATTATAGAAGGTGCATTTGCAGTAGGCGGGGTCGAGTTAGTTACAACCGTGCTCGACACGGTATTCGTCTCAGCTCTTGTATCTGTAGCTATTGCTACAAATCCAAAAGCTAATAATATAAAAAATAATAATCTAAACTCTTTCATTACCATTTACTTTTATCTGCCCAATATGCTGCAGACATTTTTCCTTTTGCAATATTTCTACCATGCCTAGCTTTAAAAGATTTACGTTTAGCTTTCATTCTAGCTGACTCTCCTGCTTTAGGTTTACCAGCTGTCTTAGCTCCTTGTTGTCCGTATCTAATTGTTTTAACTTTGTTGCCTTCTTTAGCAACTACGATATGAGATTTCTTTGGATGATTAGGAGTTCGTTTAGGTTTGTTATAACCACTTACTCCTGCACGTTTTAGTCTAGGATCTGCAGCCATTACATGATATCTTTTTTAATCATTATCTTTGCATCTTTTATTCCAGACTTAGCCATATCCATAGCATCTGCTGCCATCTTACGATCTCTTTCTAAGTCTGTATTTTCATCATTAATCATAACTTTAGCTTCTTCTAAAGATATTTCGTCTTGATGTTTTTTAGCATCTAATGCTAACTTAGCTTTACGTAATTCTAAATCTTGTCTTTGTAAATCTAATTGTTGTTCTGCTGTATCTTTCTTTTCACCAGACATAATTTTTTGTTTTTCTTCATCTAACTTCATAATAGAATCAGAAGCATTGGCTGTAAGTAAAGCTACTTGATTTTCTAAATCAGGAGGTAGTGGTTGTCCTGACATCATAGCTTGAACTATTTGTGGGTCGCCTATCATTTGAGCTACCGCACCTCTATATTTCATAGCCATATGATCTTGTATATGTGAGGATAAAGCTTGAAGCATTACAGTATTTTCTTTATATGCTACGTTATTAAGCATAGCAGCATGGGCTACAATGTGCGCATCATGGTTTTGATCTTGTCTTGGCGCTAAAGGTGCCCCCTTCATAGCTGCCATATTTTCAGTAACAGGGTCAGCTGTTATAGGTTGCATGCTTTGTTTTAAATATCTTTGTGGTTCGTCAATACCCATAGCTGCAAATAGTTCCATACCAATTTGTTCCATGTTATATGCTTGTGGATTTTGTTGAGCTATTTGCATAATAGCATTTATCTTAGCAATCCTATGTGCTTCAGTTGGCATATTAGGATCTGATACTGGTAAGACATCAATTGATTTTAAATTAAAATCATTTCTAAAAACTTGCTGTGCACCACCTGCGACTTCATACGGGTACAGATCAGGAAGATACTCAAAATCTAGTCTCGCTAAGATTCGCAGGTCTTTGGATTGAGCGTTATGCAGACGCTTGTGCACAGCGCTGAACAACTTAGAACTCTGCTCAAGCAGAGCCATAGTTGTACCGACTGGACCATAGTTTGAAGCTTGGTCTACTATATTGTCGGTCGAGTCAGCAAACTCTTTAGCAGCATTTACGACATACTGCATTAAATTAAATAAAGTTCCTGAAGGTTCTTTAAATGGTAAAGGTTGTAATGATTTACCTAAATCACCTGCAGGACTATTAACCTCTCTCCATTCACCAGGAGCAATAGGTTCATCTGGTGCTAATACTCTAAGTCCATGAGCTTTAAAACCACCAGGTAAATTTGAAAATGTTCCAGCATCTATTAATTGTCTCATTGATGAAGTTGCTGTTTTAGTTAATCCACCAATTAAATGCAGATAACCATAACCATAAAAACCTAAACCAGGAATCATGTAGTAATGTGTGAAGTACATTTTCTTTTCTTTTTTCATGTCTTCAGCATTCCAGTTTCTTCTAACTGCTAAAATTTTTCCTTCATCAGTCATGTGCACTACATATGGAAGTTTTAAACCATTAGGATCTTCAAATCCTGGTAAGTCTAAGTTAACATGCATCTCTAAAATTTCTACACGATCTGTATCACCGTAAGGTTTTGTAACACCTAGTATTTCATCAGATGAAGATTCTGCTGATGTTTCATCTATCTGACTTGAATTAACATCTATGTCTGCAAATGTTCCAGCCATTTGAAATTTTTTAATTTCATTCATAGACATTGAATACTTGTGAGTAAATCTTTCAGCGTTTTCTAAATCAGATGCATAATAGTCTATATAAAAATCTTGTGCTTTAATATATTCAGTTCTTGGTCTACCTAAATTAACATCCCAATATGTTTTTTTAAAAGCAGAACCGTATAACGCTACGTAAAATAATAAACGATCTAATTCAGGACCATACTCTGGCATTTGAATTTGTGTTTGATAATTCATAAAGTGGCGCACACGATTAGCCTGCTCCATTTTTTGTTGTGTTTGTAAACCAACTATACGAGTGCGTACTGGTCCTTCTGTAGGAAATAATTCTTTATAAGCTTTTGCTTGAAACTTTACGACTGCTTGTGATAATACTGGATGTGAAGATGCGCAAGCTCCTGGAAAAGGTTCGTCACTATCTTCTGCTTTGAATCCTAATAATTCTATTCCTTCTTCTGCAATAGAATCATATTCATCTCTTGATTGTTTATCTCTTTCAAAAGAATCTTGTAACTCACTTGCAATAGATCCTAATTCTTTTTCATCTATAAATTTTACAAGATTAGCATCATGCTGCATTGCTTCTGGATCTGTTTCATTATCATCAAATAAACCCATAGCGTCTGCTTCTTCCATTAACGCTTTGTTTTCTATTGTAACTTCAGCACCTCCATCAGGTGTTTCTGTTACTTCTGTTGCTTGTTCTGGTAAATCTTCAAAAAGAGATAGGTTATCTCCCTCTGTAATATCAATTTGTTTTTCTACTGCCATGTATCAATCCTTAATAATAACGTCTGCGTTTTCTATTATACACTGCTGACTCATCTAAGTCAAGCCATGAATTATCACTGTGTTCTAAGTAACCACCATTTCTAACGTATAATATTGCTTGTGTAACAGAGTCCACAATATCGTCATGGGGTCCTGATGGAAACTGTCTACACTCTTCTACAGTTTCTTTTGCCCAGTTTTTTAATAAAGGAGCAAAGATTCTAGAGTTGTGAAACAAAGAACTTACTGCATATGCTCTAGCTACTTTGTCTCTATCAGGTTGATACTCTTGAATTGGTAAACC